AGACGCCTGAGGAGCTGCAGGCTTTCACGCTCGACGCTCTGCTGGGCTAAGGGTTCGAAGTAAATGGAAGCAGGGATGATCTGGAGCGCTGTACTTTCGTTCTTTTTGGGCCTGCTGGGATGGGTGCTGAAGAACTACGTCGATGAGCTGAAGCGGGTGACTATCCTGCTGAACCGGACGCGCGAAGAAATCGCGAAAGAATACGTCACCAAGGGTGAGGTCCACGCGGACATCAACCGGGTGATGAACCGCCTTGAGGCACTGGACGCCAAGCTTGATCGTTTGCTCGAGAGCCGGGCGAACAGTGGAGTAAAGACGACATGACCAATCAGGCCTATTAGCTGGCCCGAGCAAACGCAGACATCAACCGGGTGCTGACCATCCTCGAACGCACCAGCCGTTAAGGAGGCAGGCATGAAGCCCAAACTGATCCCCAACTGGAAGGCCGTGCTGACGCGCAGCTATTCCATGATCTTCACCTATCTGGGCATCGGCGTCCTGCTGGGGCCGGAAGCGATGTATGCCGTCGCCGCTATCGAGGTGAACCCCTACGCCGCAGGTTATGCCGATCTGGCCGCTGGCATCCTTGTCATCCTCGGTCGCGTGGTCGATCAGGGCATGGGTGACAGCGATGCGTAAGGCTCTGCTTGCCGCGCTGGCCTGCATGGTGGCCTTCTTTGCCCCGGTGCTGGCCCAACCGACGCCCGCCGCCTTCTTGGCCGTGGCAGCGCCGTTGGTGGCCGCGTGGGAGGGCAAGAAGAACACCGCCTATCTCGATGTCGTGGGCGTGCCGACGATCTGCTACGGGCACACGCGCACCGTGACTGCTGCTGATGTGGCGGCGGGCCTGACTTGGACGGACGCGCGGTGCGAGGCCCTGCTGCGTGACGAACTGCTGGAATACCGCGAGGGCCTGCATCGCTTCTTCACGCCGGAGACGCTGGACACGCGCCTGACGTCCGAGCGGGACGCGGCTTACACGTCGCTGGCCTTCAACGTGGGGATCTCTGGTGCGGGCCGCAGCACCGCAACGCGCCGCCTGAACGCCGGGGACATTGCTGGGGGCTGTTCCGCCTTGACGTGGTGGAACAAGGCCGGGGGCCGCGTCTGGCGCGGGCTGGTGCGGCGTCGGGCCGATGAATACCGGCTTTGCATGGTGGGCGTCTGATGTTCTGGGCCGGGTTCGTCGTCCTGATCGTGAGCGCGGTGCTGGCTTGGAGTGCAGCGCTTGGCTTGCTCGCCGCGCTGGCCGACAGCTTCAAGGGAGTGTGGCTATGACCATCCTGCGCCCCTACATCGCCGGGGCCGCTCTAGCCGCCCTGCTGGCCCTGTCTCTGGCCGCGTGGTGGGGGTGGCAGCGGGTGGACGCCTTGAAAGCTGACAACGCCGCCCTGAGCCGCGCCGTGGTCGCCATGGAACTGCAAGCCCATCAAGCGCGCGAGGCGCGCGCCGTCGCTGACGCCAGCCGCAAACGGGAGGCCGAGCGCGCAGCCCGCCTCGACGCCTCGATTGAAACATTGTTGACCGGAGACTTGGCCGATGCGGACCTTGATCTTGATCCTCGGATCGCTGCCCTTCTTGACTGCCTGCGGGATGGATCTGGTGCCGACTGTGACCCAGGTGCCGAATGAATTGCGCGAGCCTTGCGAAATCAGCGACCGGCAAGCCGTGACCCTGCGCGATCTGGCGCTCCTTGCGACTGAGCATCTTGGATCGGCTCAGTGCGCGAACGGCCGGATCTTGGCGATTGACGAAATACTGACCAAGGCCAAGGCTCACTGACGCAGCCGATCATGCCCTCGCCGGCCAGGAGGTTGTTATACTGGCAACCCGTTAGCGCGATCCGGTTGGACTTGGATCATTGCGGCGATCCATCAACGCTTTGTTTGCCAAAATGCCTGCTAGGTATTCATCTATAAGACCCTCCACCACAGCAGGCACATGATGCGAGATGCCGCTTTGACCGCTTTCCCATCTGCGGACGGTGCGGCCATCAGTGAAGCCGCCTCGGTTGCTTGGGATAAGCGCGCCGATCTGCGCTTGGGTTAGGCCCAGCAGATTGCGGGCAGCGCGGAACTCGGCGGGGTGTCGCATCATTGGCACCAGCGCAGACAGGTCTGGAGATTGATGCGCGGCGGGTTCCAGGGAGGAAAAGGTCCGCCGCGCGGCGGGTGTTACGAAGCCACCGCCCGCTGGGCACTCATCGCTTACCACATCGCATTTTATATTTCATCAGCGCAGCGAGAAGCATCTGCCTCTGTGCGTTTGACGCGGTTGGCGCGATCCACTTGGTGAATTGGCTGCGTGTGATGCCGAGTTCCTTCGCAGCCTGCACTCTCGACAGAAACCTCACTCCGAGGATCGTCAGTTCCTTCGCGGCGTTCTTGTTGCCCGGAACGCCTCCGCCAAGACCGAGGCCGACCGTGTCCGCCGATCCTTTCATCCGAAGCCGCTGGCTTATTGCGCTGGGCGTCACACCCATCGCCTGCGCGGCTTCCTGGTGCGAGGAATAGACGGTGCCTCGGATCACAACAGGCATCGCGTTAAAGTGCATCGAGCATCCTCCTGACGATTTCAAGGTATGCGTGATCCGGTCCGTGCTTATCGACCCATGACGCCTTTCCGTTGTGGATCGCCTCTGGCCCGTCTTGGTGGTGGGCCTTGCAAAGCGGGATCACCTCGAAGTCGCTGGCCTTCCGCGTGCCGTATCGATCGCAGATCACATGGTGAGCATCAGACGGCCCAGGCTTGCGGCAGATCACGCAAGGAAGCTGCTTGACGCGGGCAATGTGCGCCCGCGCCTTGAGCGTGCCTCGTTCGGGTTTCGGCTGCTTGAGACCAAGCGGGCCTTTTCCGGTTAAGTTCACAGCCAGCGTTCCCAGCGATGACATTCGAGGTTGTTTCGCTTCGCCAAATCGTAAAGGTCAGAGACCCGCGACTTGGATTTACGCGCGCGTTTGATGGCGGCCTCGATGCGGTTCTTGTGCTTGTAAAGCACGGCCAGCTTGCGGCGGGCGATCGGGCGCATGATCGGTTTCAAGAGCCAGCGCATCAGAGCATTCCCAGAGCCGAGCGGTAGATTTCCTCGATCGCTTCTTCCTCGGCGATCTCGTCTGCGCGCTTCTTCCGCAGCGCCACGATTTTCCGGATTGTCTTAGTGCAGTATCCGCGGCCCTTGGCCTCCGCGTAGATTTCCTTGCGGGCTTCGGTCTCGTCGCTGATCCGCGCATTCTGCGCCTCGATGCGCTCGATGAGCTGGCGCAATTCGTCGCTGTGGACTTCCTCGGTGATGTTGATGATTTCCATTTTATGTCCTCCGTGGTTGGGTTTCAGGCAGTGCCGCGATGGCCGCGCGGCCGGTCTCGGTCAAGCGCCAGTGATGGCCTTGAGTGGCGATGGCAAAGGGCGTGTCGTCTGCCGGTGCCTCGATCCGCTCGACCCACCCGCATTCCTCGAGGCTGACCAGAGACGGGCCTTTCACATCGACCTGCGTGCCGATAAATGGCTTGCCGCCGATCGCTTCCAGCTTCTTCAAAGCCCGCCAGCGCGGGCGTGTCAGTGTCGGTTTCATGCTTCGCGGCCCTCCGTGTCGACCAGTCGGTCTGTTTCGCGCGCTATCCGGCGCAGAGCCTCGCGGTTCAGGTCAGGGTGGGCTGTGGTGTCCTTTCCCGCCCTGATGGCCGCGTAGGCCGCTTCGTTCAGCGCACGCAGCGCGGTGTTCAGGTCTTGTGTCATGGTTCCTCCTATTCGCACTCTTTAAGGCTTTCGTGGCACCTAATCGCCTTCCGTGCGCGACCTAAAGCAATTCCGCGAACTCTTTCAGGAGACAATCCGAACCGTTCACCGACTTTTTTTAATGTTTCACCATCAAAGATTGCTGCCTGAACAATTTTCCTGTTCCGTTCTGGATATTTTCCTAGGTGGATCGCATCAATTAAATCTGCGGATAATATTCCTTTAGAAATCAACTCTTCTCTCGCTTTTTGTTGTCCCGTCATGTTTTTTCCTTTTCCGACCACTCGACGCCGTGGCGCGAGCCGTATTCATAAATGACCTCGATGAGATCGCTCATCTGCTGCTTGTTAAGTTTGGATGTTCGAAAGCCGAGCGGGAAAGGCCCGGCTCCATACAGCCCTTCGGCGAACCGCACCTGGTGTCCAAGGCTGTGCATAAACGCAGACTTCCAGGTTTCCGGCGTCCACTTCCTGCCCTCCGGGCTGGCGAGCGCAATGTCTGTGAGCATGGCCCACATCTTCGCGTTCTGATCCAACGTCCGGTCACCGCCCGCGATCGTCACCGTCGAATAGTCTGGTGCGGCATCGATAAGCTGGTGAGCGTAAAGACGCTGGCGTGGGCCAGTGAGGCGGACCTTGTAGGGCATCAGCCGCTCCCCCGCATCGTCCAGTGGTCGATCATGGTCTCTCGCACGATCTCGCGCGGGATGCCAAGTTCAGCCGCCGTCTTGTCCAGCGTCTGCGAAGGGATCGACTGCCATAGGCCGCCGGCTTCCTCCTCGATGCGTTCGAAGGTCTCGATGATCTTTTGGCTGTCCATCAGAACGCCTCCTTGTCGGTCCAGCGCTTCACGCCTGCGATCTCAGTGTCCTTGTGGTTCTTGGCGACGTAGGCCTCAATGAAGGCGGTCATCGCGTCCCGGTCGTTCTGCGCGATCCAGTGCAGGGCTGCGCGGTGGTCCTCGATCTCGTAGCGGTGGACCGTCCGCATGCCCTTGACCTTGTCCTTCTGCTTGGCGCTGGCTTCCTCGGCCGCACGCTGCGCCAGGGCGGCCTTCTCTGCGGCTTCGCGCTGTGCTGCTATGTCGGACGCCTGGGCGGCCCGTGCGGCCTCCTCGGCCTCCCTGCGCGCCTTCTCTGCAGCCTCCCATGCTGCGCGCTTCTCTGCCTCCTTCTGGGCGGCCAAAGCGCGCTTGAACGGGTCTTGGCATGCGACCAAGCCTTTGACGATCCGGTCGAGGTCGTCCTGCGTCGGCTTCCAGCGTGCCACCTCGGCCTTCCAGGCCTCGTGCAGGGGCTTGGTGGCTTCGTCGCGCGCGGCGTTCAGGTCTTTCAGCGCGCCCTTGATCGTCTTGAGCAAGGCGTCCGTGGCCTTCAACTGGTTCTCGTTCTTGATCGGCTCGCCATCGAGCCAGTTCTGCGCTTCCTCGATCGCGTCGCCGTAGGGTGCGAGGGCTTCGTCTATTGGGTCGGGCGGGTTGTTGTGTCCGATGTTGCTCATGGCTTCCTCCGTCAGTAGGGGATTTCGTCGTCGATGATCGGCTGGCTCAGGCGCTCTTTGGCTGCGTCCTTGGCGGCGATCACCTCTGCGCTGGCTGCCACCGGCTTCGGGATGCGCCCCCAGCGCTCTTTCAGGTCGTCCAGGCTGTCAGCGGCGTCGAGATACTCCTTCGCCTTCTGGGTGGCCTCTGCGTCGGGCTCCTGCGGCTTCTGCTGGCGCTGCTCCTGCTTCGGAGGTGCCTTGGATGCCGCGTTGCCGTCGTCGTCCTCTGGCGCGATGCCAGTAAGGCTTTCGATGCCGATCCGCTTGGCGTATGTGGTAGCAGACTTCATTCCTTGCATATCGTTCTTGGCGACAATCAGGGGGACGTCGCAATTGATGTGCGTGTCGCTTTCTCCGTGGCTAAGTGTTGTCCGCATGATGGTTGCGCCATCTGCGGAGGTGGTGCTGTGCCATGCGGCAATGCCGTGCTTGTTTAAGGCTGGCAGTGCAACCTGCATCACGTCTGCCAAATCGGCATACCTGCTGCGAAAATGTGGGTTCACCGCGCCTTTTACGACTGGTCCCATTTCGGTTTGCGCTGCAGCCAGCGCGATATAGATGTTTTTGTGGGTCGTCACTTTACGTTCCTCCATTGTTTTTCTGTAATGGCTCGGTAAGCAGTCAGTCAGAACCCCAGTCCGTAGCCGATGAGCAGGAAAGCGTAGCCTCCGCCGAAGATCGCGATCGCCCCAATGATGTCGCCGATAATGTCTCTGATCCGCATGTTAGTTTCCTCCAATGAGTGCTTTGATTGTGGCGCGCGCTTGCTCGACGCGTTCCGGTGTGTGGTGCTTCGACATTTCCAAGACGTGCTTGGCATCGTCGAGTTCTTTCTTCTGGTCGTGGAAGCGCGTGGCCAGCTTGGCGCACTCCATCATGTTTCTGCGGCGGCCCATCACCAGACCGTGGCGGTGGCGCACCTCCCAGTGCTGTGGCCCGCAGAGCCAGCCCTGGAATGCGCCCACCGAGAACTTGTGACGCTCGGTCATTCGTCGCCCTCGATCTCGCCCGCGCCGTCGCAGCGTTGGCAGGTGTCGATTACCTCTTTGAGGTATCCGCCGTGGACGTAGTCGACGACCGCTTCCTCGTAAGCGCAGACGCCTTCGCCGTCGCATTCAGGGCAGGTGATCGTGCGCGCTTCGTATTCTTCGATCTCGTGCAGGTGTCGGTTCAGCGCGTCCAGGTTTCCGTCGGTGTTCATGGCTTGATCTCCGGTGGGTGGTGGGGGCCGAAGCCCCCCGGTTGTTAGCGCTTGCCTGTAATGGTCACGAAGCCGTCGCGCGAAAAATCAAAAGCAATTTCCATTTCGCTATCCTGCAACTCGCGGATGCAGACCATAATTCGATCCGCTGCAAGCATAGGGTTTTGCTCTATCCAGCCTGTCGAAAACTCGTGATCAACGCGCGCGGTGGTTTGATCGTATGCCATCTGTCTGTTCCTTG